TTGAACTCAGGTACTTTGTGAGCGGCAAAATTTAAGACTGAAAAGCTATTTTTACCCATTGTAAACCGCGAATGTTTGGGCATCGTTGCCCGTGTATGTTGGTGTTGCTGTAGTTGTGCCAGTTACTATGCACATTCCACTTTCAAATGCTGTTAATCCTGCTGGGTTAAGGTTGCTTGCGCTTGCTTGCCCGTAAATCACGTAGCGATATTCGCCCTCTAAAGTCAATTTCACTTGACCGTTCACAGCTACGGGGTTTGCCGTTTCCGTAATAGTAAACGCATTATAGCGGTCACGAAAAGCACTAGTGTCATCAGCTATGCAGTATTGAGTTACCATGCTAGTGAGATTCTCAAAGGCAAAAAGGTAATGTAGTGCCGTACCTTTCTCGGTTGTGGTCACTATTACCGTGTTCGCTTGCCCTTTAGTTATCCTAATCATTAGGTAAGTGCGATGAAATACTCAATATCAACTGCTGCGGTGTCTGCTATTGCACTAATCGCTGTGATGTTTCCCCAAGCAGAAAAAGATGCTCCAGTTTCAATAAGCCCGTTGTGCAACTCATACGATTTACCAGCTTCTAACTTAACCCAAACATTATGCGCTGCTGATGTAATGTGAATGCTAACAAAATTGGTGTCATCTTTGTTGGTAATACGTAGGTATTTAACCGCTGTTCTCACAAAGGTACCAGCAGCATTTGCTGTGCCATAGTTAACCACGGTCACCTCGCTGGTTGGTATGGTTAGAATGCGTTGGTCAACTTCGTTTATGCTTGGAATGGTAAGCGTGTTTGAGTTGCCGTAGCTTTTGTTGTTAAGGCTAACCGCTTCCGTAATTGTTACGGTCAAAGTAGCGTTTGTTATTGTAGTTGCCATCGTGTGTATTTTGCTTAAATAGGTAAAATGCTCAAAGTGTTTCAAAAAGAAAGGCCGCTATTAACGGCCTATCTAAATCCCTATGTCAAACCGTTATTAGGCGGTTATTGATGCAAGTAAAGCGGTCGGAACTGCGAGCATTGGATTAGGCTCTAAACCATTGAACGACATTGTATACCCGTTCAAGTCTGCGAAGGCTGTACCAGTCGCGCCTGTGCCTGTAGCGAAGTCCAATCCGTTAGCATATCCAGCAACCCAATAAGATGGAGTAGCTTCGTTCGTTTCAATAATTGCCACTACTCTATTCTTTGCAAGTAGTTGCATTTCGTTACGCTTTGCAACGTCTAATTTGCGAAGTACAAAACTCAAAGATGGCACGTAGTGGAGTGACCCGTTGCGATTGCCTGCTGTTGGGTCGTCTGAAAACATACTTTCTTCTTTGGTCAATTCGTACTTTCTGAAGACGGCTGTTGGTGTGGCAAATGATGCGATTTGTCCAGTAGTGGCAACCGCTCCAAGAGCAATGTAATCGTTATAAGCCGCAAACCTTACCGATTTTATTCCACCGATGTCTTCTTTACACCCTAATGTAAATCCTTGTGTTAATGCGCAAGCCATGTTTTTGAGTGTTTAAGTAGGGGTCGAACCGTAGCCCGACCCCCTGTGTTAATTAAAGAACGATTGCAGCAATTTCACCGGGGAAAGCAACCTGTGTGCCTACCTTCATTTCCAATGCAGCTTTTACTTTACGGTCATCTTTCGAGTACCATACTTCAAGCGAAGAAAGGTCAGTTTCAGCATCCAAACCTATGAAAAATTGGGATGCAGAACCAGCGTATACCTTTTTAGTTCCAGTCAATCCTTGAACTGGAATGAATTTCAGGTTTATACCGTTGAAGATAAGACCTTCGGCTGCGTCCGTGTCAACAGAACCTTTAACGCCTGCATTCAGCACAGTTCCGTAAGTTGAACCACCTACTACCAACGCTTGTACAAGTACTGCGTAAGTGTCATATCCAACGAATCCGATAAGGTCGCTCTTCGATGTCAACCCTGCCGTAGCAAGTGAGTTGTACAAACGGAAAGCCATCTCCTGTGCGTTGGTTGCCGTGAATGCAGTAGTCAATGGAGTACCTCCAAGGTTTGCATTAATGTAACCGCTTCCGATTGTGGTAATAAAACCATCCCAAAACGCGCCATTGTTTGCGCTTGGAGCAGAAACGCTACCCTGCCAAATGTACTTGTCGATTTCAGAACCAACTTGAGCAAGCAAGTTCTCGGTCATCTTAGCGAAAACCTCTGCTGGCTCTACAGATTCCATGTGCGAACCTGCTCTCATTTTGGTAGCGAAGAACTTAGTCTCCAAATCTTTTGGACACCATTCAACGTTAACCTTAAACTTTCCAGGAGTCAATGTTCTTTGTGTGAAAACGGTAGTACCGCTTGCATCAAAAGAACATCCGTCAGCTTGGAAATATACCGATTGCGAAAGCAAAGGTAGTTTTGTTGGGGTTTTCACATTAGGAATAACCTCAACCAAATTCATCATTTTAGCGGAGTTAACGGTTGCCGCCATCAAAGGGAACGCATTCTCCTCGATATAGTTAACCAAACCAGCTACATTAAAAGCACTTGCCATGTTTTCTTGTTTTTTAAATTGTTAGTTTTTAGGCTTACGCATTGCAAGCCATTTGTTTAAGTTGTCGTTTGGTTCTTCGGTTTTGAAGTAATTAGCTACCTTCTTGGTTGGTGTTGCTGTTGGTGTTGTGGCGAATTTCTCGAAAAGGTCAGCCATTTCGTTAACCGCTTTTCTCAAATTAGCGTTGTCAGCTTTGATGGCTTCATTCTCAAATTTGAGGTTGTTGATACGGTCACCAATTGAAGCGTTAATCTTCGCCATAACTGCTGCCTGTATTTCATCCATGTTGAACGCAGGCTTTTGCGCTGACAATGTTGGAGCGTTTGGAGCAACCTCCATTTCTTCAACAACTATTTCAGCTTCTGGTGCTGGTATGATTTCAGTAATTAGCCCAGCTTCAGTAGTTACTACGCTGCCGTCCTCTAGTTGGTGTGCTGCATCGGGTGCTGGCAGCAACTCTCCATCTGCTCCGATAACTTGAACCAATGCGCCTATGGCTACTTCGGGTTCAATACGTACTAGCGTGCCATCAATTAGTTTGGCATCCTCAAACTTCAATTCAGTAGCGAACAATAATTTCTTAATGTCGCCTAGTTTTGCCTTAATTGTGTTTTCTAAATTCATAGGTTCGATTTTGTCTAAATAGATTTAATGGTGTTGGTGTTCAATTAGCTTCTAAAATTTCGCGCAATGCTGAAATAATGCGGCTATCAATATCGCGTTCTATTGCTTCGTCAAAGATTCCCTCAACACTAAAACCGCGAAACGTGCCATCCTTAACTTTAGCCCAAACCGCATCGTTGTCTACTTTGAACGATCCAAACCAGCTGCCATTTGGTAGCGTATCGTGACCGCTTGGAGTACCTATGCCGCGTTCTTCATCTATTAGTATGCTCTCAAACATGAACACGCCATCCACGTCTTTCTCGTGCATCTCGTTAATCATTGAAAGCCTACCCTCGCGCATGAATTTGAACACGATTTTCTTAATGGTTTCAGCATTGAAAACAACGTAGTATTCTTCGCCTGTTTTTGACCGTCTAAAGATTGGCAAGTCGGCAACCATTAAGGCGCCCGATACTATGCGCTTTTCTTCGCTTTGGATTTTGAACGCTTGCCCGTGTTTTTGAAATGCAAGCCATTCACGTTTGATTGCAGGATCGTCCACAAAGGATATTTTCTCTACCCTTGTTTCATCATCCAATTCGTCAATAGTCATTTCAATTATTTTGTTTTCCATTGCCTTAATTATTACCCACCTCCGAAAGTGGACTGTGATTCTATTTGGTTAATGTTTGCTTGTGAACCTGTGATTTGCGTTTCAACTACATAGGCTTGAACGGGTGCTAGTTCAGCTTGCTGAGTGTTGCCTAGTTGCGTTGTGTTGGTTGTGACTGGAGAGAATGATGGTGCGGACATTGCGCCTACGCTCGATGCGGTTGGAGTAGATACCGACCCCCCACCCGGTGCGCTGGAAAGTATAGCAGACGCTTGAGCAACTGCTGCTAAAACCGTTGCAATTTGAGTAGCAATAAAGACGGGAGTAGCAACTACTGCTCCCGGCCCCATTGCTGCTGCGCTTTCCGTAGCCCCTGCAATAGCCGAACTAATAGACATTGCGGTGTTTATAGCTAATTGACCCAATGCAAATACTTTAGACGCGGCTGTTTGCTCCCCTTGCGCATTTGTAATGATTTGCCCCAAAGAGCCTAGCCCACTAGCTAATGCGCTACCAACTGCCAAACGTGCGTCTTTTACTTTCTTTTCTTCTTGTATCTTTTTAGCATTGGCATCCTGTTGAGCTTTAAGTAAATCGGCTTCTAATTTTTCGGCATCGGATAATTGTTTTTGATTAAACGCAGCAGTCAAATCATTTCTGATAACCATTTGCTCTTGCTCATACAGTAAGCTTGCTGCCTCTGCTTGGTCAAGTATTAACTCCCTATCCCCCTGCTGTTGAAGTATGGCCGCGTTTACAGCTTGAAATTTTAATTTTTCCGCTTCTAAAGCCCTATTAATATCTAATTGTAGTTGCTCCTCAGCTGTAACCGCTAATCGCTCCGCTGTATATTCAGCTATTGTAACAGCATTTTCAGCTTGCTTTTCAGCTATTTTATAATTGCTTTCTGCTATAGCTGCCTTTTCTTCTGCTAATTTTCTTTCAGCTTCTAGTTCCGCTTCCTTTTGTTCTTTTAGTCTAGCTAACCTTGCAGCATCCCGTTCCCTATCCTTGCCTTCCTGTTCATTTTTTAAGCCTTGTATTTCAGAATTAAGACTCTTTTCTCTTTTTAATCCTTCATTTTGAAGTTGGTAAACACGAACAGCAGCTTCGCTTGCAATCCTTTTTTCTTCTTCACCAGCGTCTACTTGTGCTGCTACATTGGCAGCTAATATTTTAGCTTTTTGTTCGGCAATTTTTAACTCTTGCGCAGCAACCTTTTCTTCAAATTCAGCAGCACGTTTAATGGCTTCAATTCGTTCTTCAGTAGACTTGGTTAAATCGTCCGCAATTAGTCGCGCTTCGGTTATTTTTAAATTAGACTTTGCCCTTGTTTCATTTAATTTACCTTCAGCAACTCCAATATCATTTAAGGCTTTTGCATTATTTACGGCTGCTGCTGTATTTTCAACTAATCCAACGGTGAATGAATTAAAGGATTGTTTGATATTATCAATTCCGCCCTTTAAGTCTAAGGTTAAAAAAGAACCAATAGCTTTAACAAACCCAAGCCATCCGTCTATCAAATTGCTTACAACAGCACCAAGCCCAGCCATTGCCACACGTAAAGACTGCGCGCCCTTTTCAGTATTGGCAAAATAAGCTACCAATGTGCCAACAATTACCACAAACGCACCTATTCCCGTAGCGACCAATGCAATACGAACGCCAACAAGTGATGCCTTTACTGCATCAAAAGCAGTTTTTAACCCACCTACTGCCGCTGCCGCCTGACCAATAGGCCCCGGTATTAAAGCCGCTGCGTCTGCGCCTGCTGTAAAGCCTTGGCTCATAGACTTGCTAGTCTTATCAGTTTCAGTCTTTAAGGTCTTAACGCGCTTTGTTGTGTCATCAAGTTCTTTTTGTACTGTATCAAACCCTTCAGTAGCATCCGATGTATTGACAATGATGTCAACAATTACTTTTTTAGTTTCGGCCATTAGATAGGAATTAGCATATAGGTTAAATAAAGGTCGATGTCGCTATTGCCAGCGGTTGGGTTACCAGCATTAACGGAAACTACAACATCAGTTGCGGATACGTATTGTCCCGAACTTTCAAAATCCATATTAAAAAAAGCGTTTGAGTTAAATCCTAAAACAGCATCTGTAAAAATAGCTTTGACACTTGGAAAACCTATCTCAAGAGTGACGTTGGTAGCGTAAGGTGTTCCCCCATAAGTCGCTTTCATTTGCGCACTAAATAATTGTGCGTAATACCCAACAGGAACGGTAATTCCAAAGGCAACTGGAGTAGTATACAATGTCAATACTTGTGCGCTTGTCAATTCGAGCGTTGCCACTTGCAGCCCCCCATCTCCGTTAATTGTAGTATTGCTTTGGGTTATGTTAAGGTTGCTCACTCCGATAGCGGTCACGTTCTCCACGCCATCTGCTACCACGTTATTAGAACCGATTAAAGTTACGTTTTTACTTGCGCCTACCCTGTTATTATCACCTTGCACAAAGAACCCGACCGCGTTTGGACTTACCACGTTTTCGCGACCGACTACTTTACCTTGGAACGGTTCAAATTGGTTGCCGTTAAGTAGCCTTTTAGATGGGTTAAGTGGCGCAAGTTCTAGTAGCCTGCCACTACCCAAAGACTTACCGCTACCCATTGCCGCGCTTTTCTTTTCATCTATTACAATGTCGCCAGCTTTGAATAGTTCTACTTTGGTAAGCCCTGTTTTGAACGGGTTGTAATCAATTACCTTGTTTAATCTGTAGTAGGTTTGGTCAATTAGTATGGTGTCGCGAAAGTCCAATTGCTGAATATCCAATTCAGTCAAGTAGAACATCGCTGTGATTAGCTTGCTATCCTTGCTTGCCAACTCCAAAAACTGCGCTTCGTGATATTTCTTGAATAGGTTGTTGTTGGTATATTGAACTGGCCCAGTTGACCCGTTACCCTGATAGTAGTATTCCTGTGATAGCCCCCAATTTATATCTATTGTTGGGGTTATCGGGTTATCCCAGTGCCCTGCGTATGGATATTGGTCGTAATAAATTACTGTACCGGGAACTGTTTGATGTGCCCAACTAGGGCTACTATCCAACATGCCACCGTAGTAAAGTATGCGAATGTTTGCATCCGTTTGTTTTGCTCCCTCGCTTATGTCTGCATCGTATATCTTTGGAATGATACGGCTACTAATGCCATCATTTACCAACGGAGTGCCGCTAAAAACTACGCTTGTTTCCTTCTTTTCGGGAACAAAGTCGTTATCAATGTTTAGCGTCCTATGCCCGTATGCCTTGCCATAGTTGCTTTGGAATCGTTCGTTGTAATAGTCGCCATCTTCTGAATAGGTATAGACGTACTCACGACCCGATAGCAAGCCCATAGGCGTTACGCTTAGCTGCTTATCGCGTGCCAGCTTATACGTCCAATCACGTAGAACTCCGCTTGCATAGTAATCATTACGGGTTTGGAATATGTAATGCCTATCAACTGTTTTGCTCGGTGTCATGTACAGATTGAACATTTTTAGAATGCTCAAAAAGAAGTCTTTGATGGTAACCTCTGGCATCCCGAAATTCATGTATACCGTGTTGCCATAAGCTAAATCAGTTACCACAGTATCCATGTGGTAATCGCCATCTATTAAATTAAATTCAAATTCATCTTTAATTCCTAAATTACCCTGCATCCATAACCCAATAGCAACAACATCGCCAGCATTTAGCGAAATTTCGCTGCTAGTATAACTATTAAATGATTCGCCACTTTGCGGCCCGCCTTCCAATATGGTTAGCGGCAAATCCATAACCGCTAAGTTCATTGTTTCCGTTAATACTCCATTTATATAAACAGCAGCCCAACTAACGTACGTGTCTAAAATTGGGCCTATATAAGCAATGCGTTTAGCCAATACTTTATAATATCCACTAAATACGTATGTACCAGTTTGATTTATTACAGTTACGCCATTACTTGTATTATATTGGCTTGATGGGTCGGTAATTTCTTCATCACATACTAAGGGACTGAAAGAACTAAATGTAGTTATGCTTCCATAGTCTATTGTCCAAATAATAGGCGAAGTGGCAAATAGCCGAGCGTAAATACTACGTGCTAAAATTTCATCTTCAGTAACTTGAAAGCTACTAACCCAAGGCAAACACAAACGCTCGAACGTGCCATCTGTAAAGAAGGAACCTTCATAGGTTGCATCAGCATAGGCAAAAATTCTATTCCACAATTCTTGAACATACAGAGCAGGACGTAAGTTAATAGCTGGATAAGTCCGTTGCCCGTAGTAATTTATTAAGTCGGTATCTCTTCCGTAGTCAATTAACGGATATACATAACCAACTCCAACTGGTGCAAACCATGTAGCCGATTGGTCGCTTTCCGTTAGCGTGTGGTTTAAGTCTTTAAGGTCAATAATGCGTTTACCTGCATCATCTCGCCCGTTTAATTGTTGGTCACCCCATACTCCGAATATATCAATTAGCTTGCCTATAAAAACAACCTCGTATTCAATTAGCCCTTCAGTTATGCTAATCTTTCGCAGCTGCATAGACCCGTCAAGCTGCGGCAAACTGTTATGCAATACCTGAACGCTTGCCTTTTTGTTAGGGTTAAAATTCGCCCCTATGTTTGGCAAGTTGGCATCGTATAGATTAGCTATGTCGGCCTCGAATAGGTTGCCGAATAGCGTGTTATTATTTGCTGTTCCTGCACACCGTATTGTTTTGGTGAACTCGGTTTGTCTTTTGTCGGGTTCCCGTACATCACTAACCGCATAGTTGAACGAAAAGTCTGCACCCGATACTACGTCTAGCAAGTACCCTTCTACTAATACCTCTGTGCCTATCATTGCGCTTGCGTGTAATCAGCTAATGAAGAAATCAAGTCCAACTCTAATTGAAAAACGCCATCTTGAACCCCGCGCTTCAACTGCCATTTCTTAGCGTCTACAATTACGGATATAAATTCTGCACCACGCTCCATAAATGCAACGGGCGAAGTAACCAAACCATGTAACCAATTCCATTCAGCATCTGTCAGGTTGTCGCTGCTAACGCTTATTGATGTATCTAGTCGCGTGTAGTATTCTGTGCGACCTCTTGAATCGTATGTGTAACCGTATGCGCCTGCTGTACTTAGTTTATTATGCTGCTGAACAAAGGTTTCTCGCTTAATGCTCTCTTCAAGTTGGCTCTTTAGTTTGAACGTGTAGGCATCAAAGCCACCGTAAGGATTAAGCCAATGCAAGCGAATAGGCGTGTACTTTGAGCAGTCGGTTACATTGAATGCGAAGGTCAGCGGAGTAGCCGACCCCGTAGATAAGAATTCAACTTTATAGGACTGCACCCCTGTGAAGCTTGGAGGACTTGCCATTAAGCTAAAGTCACGCGTCCCTATTCCAGCACGTACCCGATGGCGTGTAAACTCGTTACCAGCTACAGCAGGATATGCTGTAAATGATAATCCAAACGGGTTAATTTGTAACGGGTCTAAGGTTAGCGGTGTGCCTTGCAAATTAGGCAATGGGTATTTAGTTAACTGCAGGCTTATCGGTGCTTGCTCGTCTTTTGCCAAGAAGTGAACCCATTGACTTTCTGCGCTACCAATGTCGCGTATGGTAGGGTTGTAACCCGTTAACGCTTTAGGTGCTGCGCCTTGAACGCATATGTAGTCGTTTTGATTGTAGTCAATAAATGGAAGTGTAGGTAGCACGCCATTAAATAAGCATTTGCGCCCTTTGTTAAATTGACTTTTGGTTACCCATTTACCAGCTTCATACTTTTGCGACTTCCACGTGATGGAATACCATTGGATGCTATTTTCACAAAGCCCCCACGGTGCATAGGTAGGCGTTTGAATGGTGTGGTCATAACTCATAAAGCCCTGCATAACTCTAGATGGGTCGAATACGATTCGCCTATTGGAGTTCGCTCTGAATCGCAGTATGAATGTAGCCGCTAAAGTAGATACAGGCGTGTTTCCGTTAAATACTTCGACCTGCATACGCCAGTCGTTTAGCGTTCCACTTGTATCACTTTCGCGAACTACCCACGGGCTTTGGTTGTAGGCAGGCGTGTATTCGCTTGGTTCTTGGTCAAATATCAGCATGGCTATAAATAGGCAAATTTCACCTACTGTTTATTGCGTCTATTTGATTGTTTAGGATTGCGAGAATGTCCTGTTCCATTGAATCGGCTAATGTGCTTGCCATGTCATCAAATATGCCGCTGTTGTATACGTTCGTGAAGAATTTAGTGCCTTTCGTTCCTTCGCGCTTTATTTTGCGCTGAATTAAGTATGCAAGGCTATTTGCTTCCCTTTCGCCAAATGCGCTATCACTTGCCCCAAATCGTATCTTATCGCGCACGTTTGGATAGCTTAGCCACTTCAATATTGCAGAACGTGGCGGTGTGTGTGGACGTGTCCCCTCATCTACATCATCCCAATAGTCCAAGGCATCTATGAACATACCCAGCCCGTTAGGTTTTAAGTGCAGCGTTATGCTACCCTTTAGGCTTCCGCTTGCGTTGGTGTTATTTGCGTCTAGGTTGTCGGCTAACCTTTGAACGATTAGGCCGCCAATCACTTCTAACTCGGCCGCTGTATTGGTGTACTTATTTGCCATGCCTTTGTGCTTGTTGCCGTTCGTAAATACCTACGTGCTTAAAGAACGTCATGGTATTAAATAGCTCAACCACGTTCATGTTCAAGTAGAAGTCCCACTGCTCGCGCCTGCCATTCGTGAGGAGGTGAATTGAGTAGAGCCATCCGTAGATTTCGATGAATTGGCTAGCTGCGCCAATGCCTTTGTTTTCATCTCCGTCCCCTTTCGCATCAAATAGTCCGCGATATTTTTCATTAAGTCCACGTAATTCTGCAAAAAAAAATCCGCCAATGGTTTTACTGTGGTAATCGGTAAGCCTAGCATTGCCTTAGCCACGTTCTCATGTTCTTTGCCGTTGTATGGCTGCTTGATAAAACCCCACTTTAACGGAGTAGCAAGGCAAGCAATCACGTTGTGCAGGTTAAAATCTACTTTGTCCACGTCCTTAATAAAGTGGTTCATGTCGATATATTGCCCACCTGTTATATCCTTTGCCTGTGATTCAATTCGATACCACTTGCCACCCACTTTAACACGTGTCTTTAGCTTGCCATTAGGTACGGTGTTTAGGAACTTGAGCGTGTGGCACATAATATGCCCGTGTTCGTGCCTACTAATCGACATAATCACATCCATGTCTGCACCCGATAGCGTGCTAATGATGGCGCACTCCGTTAGATAAGGGTCTTCATCTTCGCTTAGTATCTTTCGGATTGCTTGCCATTCAGCTAGGGTCACCGCGTCCCATGAAGTAGGTAGTTTGAGTTTCATAATAGGCGTTCTTTTCTTAGGTCGTTAATCTTGTTAAGGTCGTATTTATCGAAGCAGTAAGTCATCAGTTCCATGCCCTCATCTTCTATTTGCGCATCACTCATACGGCTTGCTGTTCTTATGCCATCGAACCAATTTGAGACGTGGTAAATCCCTTTTGCCTTGTCCGTGTATGGGTGCATATCTTGTACAAATATCGGCTTGCCTTTGAACCCAGCTTCGAGAATTTTTAGGTTTGATTTGTAGGTGTTGAACTTTGCATCTGTGAGCGGTGCAATGGCAATATCGAACTGGTCGTAAAGCATGGCATAGTTCCAAACGTCTAACCCTCTCACGTAGGTAGCTGGTAGGTTATCGGATAGCCTTGTCCATTCGGGCTCGCCCTCCACGTAGCCGCATATCACGGGTTCAATTCCATTCCAACTGCCTGCCGTTAAAAGTAGGTCGTTCACATGGGTAATGCTGCCAGTCCATCCAATGCGACCGTTACCGTTGTAGGTTGGTTTCCATTGCTGTTCATCGGGGTCGATGGCGTTAGGTATCACATACACGTTTGAGTTAAGCGGAGTGACTAGGTTAGCTAGGTGTTTATGCGTTACCCATACTTCATCACTTGCCATAATTGCGCCAATAATACGGGACTTGATATTGTTCACCTTCCAATGTTTGGCTAGGTAGTGGCCGCCATCTAGCACCCAACTATCGTCTATATCGCATATCACATACGTGCCAGCTTTGCGCAGGTCGTTAATCAACTCCGACTGCTTTAGGCAAGGTAACACGCGGTTAAAAATTACCACGTCAAACTCCATCTCTAGAATGCCCTTGTCCACTCCAACGCATCGAACGACCTCAAACCCGATAAGGCTAAGCGGTTTGTAAAGGCGGTGATACTCGACCCCTCCAACATCTTCAAAATGTACTACGTAACCTATCTTCATCTTATTGCGTATGTGCCGCTGCGTGCGCTTAGTTTCTCCATGATGCAGTAACGGCTTGCATCGATGGCATGGTCTAATCCTATCGGGTCGTTTGTCTGTGCGCCTGTCTTATCCACTTGCCAAATGTAACCACGAAGTTCTTTGATTAGATTAAGGCTGCTACTCGTTACCATTAGCGGCTGCTGTTGCATCTTGTCCAGTCCTATCCGTATGCTATCTGCGCCCTTCTTGCACCCTCTAATTCTAAAACCAAACCGCTTCAAGTCCTCAATGCTTTTAGGCTCTGCGCTGTCTGCGATAATCTCACCGCCCTTGTAAGCGTTAAGGCGTTGGGCTATGTCGCTGTTGGTCAGGTTTGTTTCATAAAGCAATTCGTTTATCCAAAGTTTGCCCTCACTTTCGCACACCTCTACAAAGCTAGTCGGGTCGTTTGTGAAGCCCCAGTCTAGGCCGTATGCTTTCCACTTGTAAGTCGTTGGCATCTTATCCACTTGCTGCCATTCTTTGAACACTACGCCTTGCAAGCTACCTACTTCACCAAGCCCGTAAACCCTCCACCAATTCGCCCAATAGCTAGACGTTTCACCTTTGGTTCGGGCTGCTTCAATCTCTTTGACAATGGCAGGCTCTAGGGCTTCGTTGTCCCGGTAGGTTAGCACAATAAAGTCAGTATCGGGCTTACCTATTAATTCCGTATTCGCCCAAAATAGCATAGTTGGGTTGTAGTCAATATAGATAAACTTTCGCGTTCTAATACTTAGCTGGTGGTATGCTTCCCAGCTTATGTTGTTGGCTTCGTTCACAAATAGAACGTCACGCCTTGCGCCCCGTAGTTTGTCGCTCTGGTCTACACTAAAGAACTCAATAAAGCTACCACTATTGAATGCATAGGTTAAGGTGCTTCTATTCCAGTTTGCCATCTTGAAGTTCCCCGTGTCCTCCATTATCTTCAAGAAGTCACGTATTGCGCCACGTCTTAAGTGTGGGATGCTTTCAGATACTACGCTAATTTCGACATTCTTATTCTCGATTGCGTAACTAATCAGCATCGGGATTATGGTGAACGTTTTCGAACTGCTCGTGCCGCCTTGTACTACCCTAACGCGCTTGCGAAGGGTCGCTATTTTAACTTGCGCTGTTGTCCGTTGGAACATCTAGTAGCAATGATTTGAACGGGCTTTGTTCTATGCTTATTTCAGTCTGTGTCTTTTCAGTCAGCCCGTTTAAACGCTGTGTAATGCTTGGATTGTACTGTCCAAGTAGGCCACCTGTGATTTGGTCGTGTCTTATTTCTTCCTTTATACGCGAACAGATAGCTAAGAAGTCAGGGTACATATTATCCTGATTCAGAAAATACTGCTTAACCGTTCCGTAGTGTTCATATCCAAAAACGTAGAACCCTTCCAATGTTAGCGGCATCTTGGGATAATCTTCTACCCTTGCCCCATCTTTGCCCACGTATTGCACCTTCGGCCATTCTAAAGCCTTTGTTTGTAGATGCTTTTTGTATTTCTCCCATGCTTCGAGTAACTCGTCTGGGTGCTTAAATATCCGTGTTGGGTGCATCTGTTATCAAATTTTCGTAATATTGTTCAACACTTGCATTGTCAGGGCCAAGAAAATCACCGTTCACTGCGCTAACGTCTACACTACCCTCCCAAATCAATACTATTTCAGTCTTTGTACTTCCAAACTCATTTAGCTTATCAAACTTAGAATGCTCAAATAAGTTCAGTTTTGGATAACCTACAAAATTATCTCCTTCAATGTTCCAAATCCATCTGTGGTGAATAAAGCCGCGATAATATCCAGCGTGTCGACCGCTTTCAATGTACTTGCTAGGCACTACTATCCCACCGCCTTTAGCAACCTTTGCCATTTGCTCACAAACGAATAACGGGTTGGATATATCTTCGAGCGTATGCGTACAAATAGCAAAGTCATATTTGCCGTTCTTTTTAACGTGCGCTAGAACCTTACTCCAAACATCGGGATTGTTTATATTGCCTTGAAAGGTGCAAGGCTGGTTAATGTCTACCGTGTCCACGTTGTCAAACATGGGGTTAACCATTGCGCCAATATCTAAAATCTTGCCCGTTGCGTATTGCTTTACAATATCTCGCCCCTCATTTGTGTAGTGCAGTAGTACGTTCATTTGATTCTCTTAAACACTCTAATGTGGACCACGCTAAATAACTCACAAAAGTAATCATTTGGAAGCAATTCATCTACTGCCCTGCTCACTGTTTCAATACCTTTAAAGTAACCTTCGGGCATATTGTAACGGTTTGCGCAGTCATCAACTACTAAGTAACCGCCTACTTTAACAAATGATGAGTAGGTATAAATGTCTTGTTTGGCTACCTCGTAACTATGCCCACCATCTACATAGATAACGTCCCACGATTGCGCACTTGCAACTGCTAATGCTTCGTGTGCATCGCTGCGATATGGCACAATAGCAGGCTGCTTTAATTTGTAGCGTTTGTGCAAGTCGCTTATGTCCTTTGAGTAATCGCTCGAATGAAAACCGCCTGTAGTGTCTAGTGGAGTGATGCCCGTTACTTTGGCTTTGGGTTGCGCTAGTTTGATGGCTGCTAAAGATTGCCCTCGGTATACTCCAATCTCTAGGAATGAAAAAGTAGGCGGTAATGCGTTGGCTAAGACTTGCCAAAAGCCAATAAAGGAACGCTCGCCAAATCCGTAGGCTGTTTGCTCCACGTAATCCCTAAACTCTTTTAGCTTTGGATTGGCGTTGGTTAGGTCTGTAAGTGAGTTGTTGATGTTCCTGTGGCTTTCGGGGGTGTCCTGCCATAGGGCTGTTAGCGTTGCAATGGTAATAGGTAATGTCATTAGTGCTGGTTCTAAAGGTGTGTGTCCGTTACCATGCCAAAAGGTTGCACCCTCCACAAAGTCAGTAGGTGGGCAAAAGGCTAAGGTCTGGAATAGTTCGCGGTTGGTGTCTAGTTTGATTGTGTTGGTGTTGGCAAGGTATCTATCCGTTAACCATACTTGGTCATTCACTTCATCGGTTGGTGGGCATGATTCGTATAACTCAATAAAGCGTTGTGATTCGCCTGCAAACCCTCCACCGTTAACGTACTTAAACGGGCTATCTGTTTCGGGATATAGCACAGCCTTTTCGGGATGTGGATAGCAGGCACGTTCTGCCGAAAATAGTAGTCCTTTGATTGGCTTGGTAGGCGGTAAGAGTGCTACGGTGTCCCAAGCATCGGTATAAATAAAATGCGTATGGTTGCAGGTTTTTAAATAGCGATAAGTGAAATGTATCTTATCCAAAAAGCCACCCCATTCGTGTTCAATAATATGATACTGGTGTCCAGTTGCAATAAGTGAACGCTCTAAACGTTTGCATTTTGAGCGGTCGGAGGTTGTCGTTATTACTACCATGTCGCTTCTGAATATACTGGAATTGTTCCACTAAGGTAGCCATTTTTAAGTCGGTTATATTCTGCCATGTCTTCGCCTGCGTGTTTCTCCTTCCATCCTTGGTATGCCGTTGCACCCGTGTCAATGTGGTCAATCTCAATATGTGGAAGGAAACAAGAATAGAACCCTGCTACTTGGCAACGGATGGCAGCAAGGGCATCGTCAAAGCCATAAAGACGCGGTTGGTATAGGTAGCCAATCTTGTCTAGCAAAGCGGAGTTAAACATTTGACACGTACCCATCACATGATTAACACGCTCAACAACTACCCACGGTTCGCCCGGTACGTGTGGCAACATCTCTAGGCTAGACTTGTAGAAGTCGTTGCGGCTTGGTTCTTCCCAGCAGTCCTTTCGTTTAAGGCCTACAATTCCGATGGCAGGATCTAGTTTAATTGCACGCTCCATATTGTCCACCCAATCGCTTTGATGTATCACAACATCGTTATCCATCTTCACGCAGTTTTCGTTTGGCTTACGTAGTTGCCATGCCTTGTTGACCGCTTTAGCTGTACCGATATTCTCATGCAAGCGAATCACTTCAATGCGTGCGGCCTTATTTAGTAGCTTTTGGGTTGCTTCGCAGCTGCCATTGTCCACAATTACAATTCGATGCTTTTTGGTATTAACCGTTAAGTAAAGTGTTTCTAATGTTTTCGCGGTGTATTCCGTCCTCCCGTTTTCCTCCGTATCCCAAACTGCTAAAGAAATTAGTGCCATTGTAGACTATTTTTAATGTATGCGCCTATTGTTTGAATGCCCGAACCGCAAGTCCAACACACTAAAAAACCGAACCCGATTAAATGCTGCGCTATTCTGTGATAGTTGCCCCTATCTTCTATTGATATTTCCCCTGCAAAGTTGCCGCTTGCCATCCTTAGAATGGTATCGCGCTTTGATTCAACCCATGCAGCATCTTCATCACTCAAAACATTGTTGGCCATACTTTCCATAGGATTTGACGGGTTAAAATTGCAGCTCCAATAAATACAACAGCATCTACTGTGGTGAAATGCAATAAGGCAAAGACCAAAGAACACCACCACACCATGCACATCGAGCAGTTGAACGGTTTGTGTGGTATTTGCTTGGTAAACTCGGTGACTGCCATCGCTATGATAGCTATAAATGCGCCCGATACTATTAGTTCAATCATTTGATTTGCTTACGTAGTTTAATTTGCACCTGTGAAATAGAACTGTACACGCTGCTCAAAGGTAGCTTAGTTGCTTTGGCTACGTTACGGAACGACCCCTCTTGTAAGTAGACTTTGAACAGTTCACGGTCATACCACGGCATTTCTTCTAGCATCTTATTCGCTTGCGTTGCCATCTCGGTTACGTTGCATTCGTCTATTATGTCGGGTGTATCGCTCACCTCCACGTTGCCATCTATAAGAACGTCAATACGGCCTACAACACCTTTGCGGCTACTCATGTTCATAATTGTCCTAGCACACCAAAAGTTAAAGTATTGGCCAATCCTTTGTAGTTCGCTATCAGATTTTAAGCAAAGAACTATCCCGATTTCTTGCATAACGTCCTCCCACTTATCGCCCGAGCATCTCTTCGCTAAGTTGCAAAGGCTGGTATCATTCCGAAGTTGGTTATACATTGCCTCTACCACGATGTAAAGTTAAGGCTCAACATCTTTAGCAACGGTCACAAACTGCCCTTTATTATTCCGTTTCCTTCCTGTGAACGTTCGTGCGGTCAGGTGCTGGATGGTTTCCTTAGCGGCTTTCAATTCCCTATCCTTTGCATCATATTCTTTGTCAGCATCCTTCAAATCTGCTTCAAGTTTCTTTGATACTTCAATCTCCACTTCGTAAAGTTTTCGCATGGTTGTGATTGCCTTAATTGAAATTTCTTTATCTTCCAACAGGTCGGCTATCCTTTCGTCCTTTTGATGGATAATTGCAAATAGCACGCCACACGCAAGCGTTAACGTGGCAGCGATAAATACGGGGATGGTTAAAAGTACAGGGTTCATTTTCGTTAGTTCTCTTTAGTGAATTGCCAGCCCTCCCAGTTATACCCTACCGTAAAAGCGGTGCTGCCTTGTGTTTTTAGCGTGTGATATGGAAATCGGTGCA